ATAAAATACAACGAGTTTGATTGCAAGGTACTTTGGGAAATATTAACTTTTTTACGCAAAAATCATTAATATATTTAAAAAGATTTACAATAATGTAAATCTTTACTTAGAGTAAAATGATAAATATAAAAGATCCAGTAAGATCAGCCTATACTTCAATTCCTATATCTTTTATTATTTTTATAGGAACTATCTACATATTTAGACCTAAATGTTTGCAAATAATAGATAGATATACCGGTAATATTTATATTTCTTGGCAACTTGCAATATCTTATTCAGCTACATTTTCGTTTATAATAGCAATCGCGATACTTATATTACTTTCAAATAATCTGGAAAAAAAAGAGGAGTAAATATATAATTTTCTTTCTATAACAAAGAGTTCAAAAAAAAACACTTATGTGACTCAGATTCGTTTAAGACAATCATTAGATTCATTACCAACATGCGGTAATGAATCTATTTTTATGTTAATTAGGTCTTGCTTGCACTAAATTAAAAATTTACATTGGCTTAAACGGGACGATGTAAGATGAAAAATGAGTGATCCGTTGACTGTTGAAATTAATGAGCTTGATCCAGAAATCATTCCACCTCTTACTAGTAAATTTTCTGATCCCGAATATAATGGTGGTAGTAAGATTGTTGTTGTAGGTAAGCCCGGAACGGGAAAGAGTACTCTTATTGCAGGTCTTTTATATGCTAAGAAACATATTTTTCCTGTTGGAATAGCTATGAGTGGCTCGGAGGATACAAATCATGCGTTTGCTGAAATTATGCCTAGTACTTTTGTTTATAACGATTACAATGAAGAAAAAATAAAGGATTTTGTCAAAAGACAAAAGCTTGCGTGTCAACATCTCGAAAATCCATGGGGAGTTATGGTTCTTGATGATTGCACTGACGATCCAAGAGTATTTAACAAACCACTTCAGAATGCATTGTTTAAGAAGGGTCGTCACTGGAAGATGTTTTACATTCTTTCTTTACAGTACGCTATGGATATCAAGCCTGCTATCAGAACAAATATTGACGGTATTTTTATTCTTCGAGAACCGATTGAGTCCAACAGAGAAAAAATCTATCGCAATTACGCATCGATTATTCCAACATATGAACTCTTCTGTGATCTTATGGAACAATTAACAGAAGATTATCATGCTATTTATATCCACAATGCAACTCGTAGTAACAGGTGGCAAGATTGCGTATTTTATTGGAAAGCTCCTCGTGTTCCAAAGGGTTGGAAGTTTGGGTGCCCCGAGTATTGGGAATTTCATGAGTCCAGATATAACACCGAGTATACAGATCCAATTACTTTTTAATATAATTATTTTTATCTCCAAAAACAAGTCTCCTTACATTAAGTACCTCAAGATTAATTCTTTCGGCCTCAGCGTACTTACCTTGATCCCAAAGAGATCGCGCCAGTTTGTGTAAGTTAGTTTCAACTTTCATCTGTTCTGTCACTATCTTTTTTTTAAAAGCTAGTTTCACACGAAGAATAGCATTTTGCAATATCATGCTAAAAACTGGAATGCGTAAGCGTAATGGTTTAGTAAGAAAATTTTTAACACGTTTTGTCAATAATTTATAAGAAGGTTGGTTATCACTTTTGCATTTACAATCAAGTAAACAATCACACTTTTTAGTTTTTATACTCAGATTACGATTAGATAAATTATGGGTTAGATTATTTTTTTCTAGTTGTTCCTCTTGTAATTTTTTCCTAAAAGTAAACAAAGAAAATAACATAAAAGCTCCTGCACCCAAGCTGATTCCCACAATCAGCATTGTATCATAGTTAAAAAAGTTTTGAAACAAAGACATTTAGATTAAGAAAGGATTTAGTTTAAAAACATATTTTAATTACGACCAATTAAAATATAACATTGTGCGTTTTAAAATTAATTTCGAGTTATTCTTTCAAGTTTTTAAGAAAAAATGAAAATGAACAGACTAAGAACTCTTTTTTTTCCATCAGGAAAAGTTCATACTAAATATACAAGTTATATTGGATGGTCTTTTGCTTCAAATGTACTGGTATCAGCTGAAAGCGCAATGGCAACACACAGTATGTTACATTCGATCAGTTGTGACACTGAAACTATTCGTACTTTAAATTATATAGGTAAAGATGTTATAGGGCAACTGGGATGTCTAGCTTATATTGCTAAAACTGGAAAAGAAGCAGATAAGGACCCAAAACGTTTTCTCTTTTATTCAAATTTTGCTCAGCAACTAGCATATATCTCTGTGTGCGCAACTCCTATGTCACCTGAATATTTTCTTCCGATTGCAGGGTTTTCAAATATTTTTAGCAATGTATCTTTTATAGGTTTTGGTGCAATTAACGCAAAGTGTATTCAAAAATTAGCAATAGATGGGAATGTCGGAGAACTATATGCAAAGATATCTGTTTTTAATACTATTGGTAGCAGTCTTGGTCTCATGATTGGACTAGGTATTGTCGCTGTTATACCTGATCATTCTACAAGGTTATGTCTTATTCCAATTTTTGCATTTTGTAGAATAGCTGCTTTTAATAGAGCAGTCAACGGACTAATTTAGTAAACAACCTAATTATTATTTACATTTTTAAAATTAAATTATTAACTATATTTTGTTTTATAAAACAAAAATGTCAGATGACTTTCCTCGTACTGATTTTCAGATTGAACTTTTTTCAGAAACAAAAATTACCGGAAACAATAAACAATTAAAATGCTCTGCATCACTTATATACACAGGAAAAAATCGTGATTTTCTTATTTATATTAAAAGTATTACAAAATTGAAAATAAAACCACTTGCAACAAACATAGAATTAGCAGTTGTGAATATAACTTTTTATTCAAATTCTATTCAATTAGATGATTTTAAATATCTAGATAGTAAAAGATCTCAAAAAATAATTACATCTACAGATAAAGATATATATAATGGATATTTATATGGATTTTATAACTATATTACCAGAGAAAACTTAGATACAACCCGATTTGAGTTTTTGAAAAAAGTAAAAGGTATATCTTATGGTATGTTATTATGTTGTATATGCAACGCTTTGAAATTAGGTTTTATAACTTCTTCGTCTAATATTGCATTAGACGCAGCCGGAGTAATATCTGGAATGAATGAAAAAGAAAGTCTAACTAGTCTTGTAGAATACTATAAAAAAATCGGATTTTCTGAAATGTTTCCCCAGTTGCATGAATATAATATAGATAATGAAGTAGTTCCCATGATTGGAAAAGTAGAAACTCTCATCTCAAACTGTACATTTGACAACTTATCAAAAGAGCTTCTTGACATTTTACCTGTTAGAATGTGTAAAAACATATGTAATAAAGAGAATAAAAAAGTTTTAAAGTCAATTAGAAAAAGTTTAATTGGGAAAGATATATTATCTGAATATAAAGATACAAAAATACCGATAGAAATTTTAGAAGAAAAATTAGATAATTTGAAAAAAATAAATAAAGGATTTGAAAAAGTAAATCTTGAAGATTTTGCTTTAATGTGTGATGAAAAGGCTGAGTAGACACATTTTTTACAAAATATTTACACTGAAGACATTTGTCTTCGTTCAAACTCGGGAAGAGATTGATCTTGATCTGTCGATACAACCGGAGCTGATTCTGAACGATCAATTTTTAATTGATTGAGCGCAATATGAAGAAACTGCTTCACTGACTTCGCGAGTTGCATTAATCATCTCTCCTATTTATTAAATCGCGTCTTAAAGTAACTAGAAAAGATAATTCTTTATTGTAAAATAAAGAATTGAATGACATTTTATCATTCTGGGTCACTGTCATCAGATTCAGAAACGTTTGTTTCTTTATCTAATAGCTCTTTCGATTTGATATAAATAGAAATTTTACCCAAGCTTCCGACGCTTGACCTAAAAAGTAGAGGTAGTTCATTTGTTCCTGGAAAAATTTGCATTGTTGATCCAAGCCCAGCAATCTTATTAATCCTAGTAAACTGGTCAGTTGTGAAAGTTGCATCATAAGAGTTTATATTTACATCTGCAGCTTCTTCATCGTCAGAATCGTCACTTTCTCCAAGACGTACCTTACGTTTCAAAATTCCATCAGCGTCTGCAATAAAATCAATATGAAATCCTTTTGACTTAACACGAATATTAGTGCTTCCAATACTACTAAGCTCTTTGCACATTTTCTGAAAGTCAGGAGAAGGAACAATAACTGGTTTTCCATATCCAAGAGGAACATCAGCATCAACATTTTGAATATTTTGAATCTTGATACCAGACGTTGTTACTCGTGTATTCTCCTTTGGAATAGTCTTTATTCCCAGTTCATTTGGTACATCAGAACTTATGAACAGCTGTAAACTATCTTTTTTCTTGATGGATTTCAACATCTTATGAAAATGATTGAGATTCAGACCTAAACAGAACTTTTCTTCCGATTTAAATTTATAAAGAGAAAAATTTTCTGCTTGTAGACACATGTCTACTAAAGTTCTTCTAGGCTGATCAAACATTCGGAGTGTGATTCCATCATCTGTCACATCAAAACATCCATGTTTTAGGTTATTTGTCAAAAGTTCTGCTAGAATTTTGATCTGATAAGCTTCACCAGTCTTACACTTAAACGTTATGGGCATTTTGAAAGTAAATTTTACAACTTTAAGTTATATTAGTAAAAAATAATATATTTTCAAATTTATGTATTAAAAATAATTAAAGGTTTAAAAGCTACTTAAAGATTTGTAATATATTATAAAATGACTGATTTAATAAACTCAATTGATATGAACTTATCTTTTAACGAAAATAATATCAGAGTATTAGGTACATCTGAAAATCCAATGTTTGTAGTTAAAGATATATGTAAAATATTAGGTTTGAGTAATGTAACCGAGGTGTTAAGAAATATTCCTGATAAATGGAAGTGTTCAGTGAAACTGAATACTTCTACTCAAGGTCTACAAACTTCAAATGTTGTTAATGAAGCAGGTTTATACAAAATTATTATGCGCTCTAATAAATTAATATCACAACCCTTTCAAGAATTTGTTTGTGAAGAGATATTACCATCTATTAGAAAGACAGGAGAATATAAGTATCAAAAGATATTAGATGAAAAGAATAAATTAGAAGAAGAAAATAAGATTATAAAACAAGAGAAAGAACAAGCTATAAGTACATCTAAAAAACAATTAGAAGAAAGTCAAGAAGAGGTTAAAAAATTAAGAAAAAAATATGTAAAACAACCAAAAGAAGTGCTTGATCAAAAGAATGTAGTGTATCTTATGACTTCAGAAGAGAGTGAAAAAGTTGGTGAATATAATGTAGGAAAAACACTAGATTTATCCAAGAGAAAAGAGTCTTACAATCATAATAAGTTACATAATTTCAAAGTGATATATTATATATCTTGCAAAAACTCAAAATTGATGGATATACTAGAAAGCGTCATTTTAACGAAACTTGAAAAATATAGATGTAAAGCTGGCAGAGATGTATTTTTATTACCTACAGAAGATATCACAGTGTTTACAAATATATTTGACGAGTGTTCAAAGTTTTATGAAGGTATTGATAATCCTATATATCCTAAAAGAACCATACAAGAAGATAAAGAGAAACAAAAAGAAAGAAATATAAAATACCAAGAAGAACATAAGGAGGAAATTAAAGAAAAAATGCATGAGTATTATGAAGATAATAAAGACATATTGTCTGATATTAAAAAAGAATATTATGAAAAAAATGCTGATGTTATAAGTAAAAAACACAAAGAATATTATCAAGATAATAAAGAAGCCGTAATAGAAAAAGTTATGGAATATTATGAAGAGAACAAAGAGAGTATATTAGAAGATAGAAAGGGTTTTTATAAAGACAATAAAGAGCATATTTTAGAAGAAAGAAAGGCTTATTATGAAGAGAATTATAAAACCAAGATAGTAGCTCAAAGATCAAAAAAAGAAACATGTGAATGCGGTATGATAGTTACTCATTATTGTATGAAAAAACATAAAAGTTCTGATAGACATAAAAAAATAATGGAAAAAATACAAAGTATTATGTGAGTTATTTTTAAGGTTCAGAGTGAATAGAAACATTTTTTTCTATTCACAATCATTAACTCGTACTAAAACCGTTCTAGGTTATTCAAAAATCCGTATGATGATCTCATCTTTATTCAGATTATAGCTCTGTAATAATTTTAATCTAATAATTTTACACTTGAACGTTATGAGCTTACTTTGATGCTTTTACACCTGTAAATTCACCTAAGTCTTCAACACTTCTACCTTTTATTTCTTTATCAACTAGCACACCATTCATGTACAAAGCATAATGAGGAAATCCTTTAAAGTCTGGTATAATAGTTTCAATTCTTTCACCAAGGTTTTTCTCCGATTGCCTATCTCCATCTACATGTATAGTTGCGCAAAAAACTTGGTTACTATTAGTTTTATCTGCATAATCTTGAAATGCTTGTTTAGATATTTTACAAAAATGACACCATGAAGCTTGAATCATAACCACAATAGGGATTTTTTTATGTCGAAGTATTTCATTAGATAATTGACCGTTGTTGTCGAAATCTTTATTCTCCAGATACCCAATTTTCTTGTTAAATGTAATATCATCCATTTGGTTTTTACCATTTAACAAGATTCTCTTTTTTAAATATCTCATCATAAATATTTACTTAGATTAAAATGGTGAACGTAATTGTCAATAATATAAATGGTGTCTATGTGGGAACAGTTGAGTTATATATTTACGATCTTGATACTCAAAAGAGCGCGATTACTCGTTTGGCATCAGAAATGAAAACAATACCTAGATATTTATACTTTCCGGAAGGAGTGCCATCTTTAGAACAACTAACTAAAGAAGATTCAATAACTGTTGAAGACTTATTAGAACCTATTATATCTATTGTTAAAGATTTGGACTTTGTAACTCTCGCAAATAGCATAAAAGGAAAACTTGATCAACAAAATCTTGATTTACGAGATGATGTACTTTTGCCTTTTGTGGCGTACGATTCATCTATAGCGTTAGATCCACGCAGTCTATTACATACTTTAAGCAATGCAATAGAAAGCGCAAACTTATTTGAAGTAGAATCGGTTGAGATATTATTAAAAGATCTTCGAAATTTTTGGGATAATAATCGAGAAGAAACAACCAAACGTTTTACAAAAAAAATACAAGGTGTTCAAAAAGAGTCATACGAACAGAAAAAGAGATATGAAGATTTTGACAAAGTAAGTAACAAAATTCGATATACTACTTTTGAACAAGAGAGTGTTACATTTGAATTTTCTCTTGACTTAATTGATATTACTATTATGGAAATTTTTAATCACGTAAGGCTTAACTCAAGCGTTCCTTTTGCTACTATAGATAATTTTTTCAAGATATTTAATGATTTTAACCCACCAGAGGATTGGGGGGAAGAAGATCCTATAAAAAATGGTATAATTTTTAAAGTTCTACAGAAAAAGATTCAGAATAGGTCAAAAGATAAAGATTATGCAACTGTTTTTTTGGAAATTGATAGAGAACAAGGAAAAGAAAACGCAATTGTTGAGATGTCTTTACTAACTTTTGGTAATTTTTTACAACGTGACGAAATGATTAAACGTTTTTTGACCAGTATTTACGGTTTAGGTGATATTGATGTAAAAAATATTGCAGAAAAATCTATAAAAGGTTCTTTCTATTTTCCAAATCATAGTCTTAATAAGTATGTTTTCGCAGATCTTTTAATGAATAACGAACTGTTTTCTTCTATGATGTCGATAGATGAAAGAGAAAAGGTAACAAAGAAAAAAGAAAGTATATATATACATTTTTATAATTCTAGAATAGGTAAATTAACAGCAAATATTACTGAGAAGATATCTAGAAGAAACGATTCTGATCTACGTGGAAAGGACGTCAATGGAGAGTTTAAATTTGGTTCTACATATATTCGTGTAAAAATAGTAACAGCTGAAAACATACAAGCAGTTCTTATATTCCAAGATCTCTTTTCTAAACTTTTGGCAATATACGATCAAGAATATCCTCAAATAATTGCGTTTTACGAAAAATATACTCCTATTACTACGACTATTACTGAAAAGGAAAAAGATAAAGTACAACCTACAGTAAAAACTCGTCTTAAAGATATAGCACCAGAAGTCTTTGTTTCCGGATACTCGCAGAAATGTGGTGTTCCTCCAAATATTATAGAAGATAATGATGATGAAGCTCTTGAAGAAGCTAGAAAAAAGGGACTACAAATAATGAGATATCCAAAAGATGATGATGAACAAAAAGATGATAAACTTTTCCCTTCGCGAAATTATGTGTGTAATAATCCTAAAGATCCTAAAGCTATATTTCCAGGTTTGCATGAAAATTTTTTTGAAAAAAATAAAGATATGGTTAGATATCTACCATGTTGCTTTAAGAAAAATAACAATGATTTTTTTCGTCAATATTTTTACGGAGAAGAGCCATCAGATAAGACCGTTACAAATCAACAGGACTTGTTAACTAGTAAAAAGTTTGCGGCTGCTGACAGATACGGTACTCTTCCTGCTAATTTGAACAAAATGTTTGATATTTTTGATTATGATGAAGATTACATTTATGTAAGAAAAGGAGTTAACTATTCAAAGAGTGCAAAGAGTTCTTTTTTAGAATGTGTAATGGAAGGTATGTATAAAGAAACAGGAATATTAAATTCTACAGATAGAGAAGCTTTTCTTGCTGAGAAAAGACATGCTTTAGCAACTGACGCTAATGCCGCTGCGTGCAGTCAAGAAATGTATGATTACACTTTATCGGAAATAATTAATATTATACAAGATTCCAGTATATATATGGAACCGTCTTTATTCAGTTCTTTACTAGAACAACATTTTAATTGTAATATTTTTGTTTTTAGTAGGTCAGATAATGATACAAATCTCATTATTCCAAGACACATACATGCATATTATAAAAATAAACGAGAAAATGCCAAATGTATTCTTATTTATGAGCATAAAGGAAGTTCTGCTGATAAAGAAAAAGGAACACGTTGTGAACTTATTGTAAAATGGGAGAAAAGAGATAAAGACAATGTGTCTTACTATTATCCTTATACATCAAAAGTTTCAAAAGGTGTTAGAAATGTTTATATGAGTATGATAAAATCATATGCACTTAAAGATGAAATAGTAGAATCATCTATTCCAAAAATAATAAACACAAAGAAAGTCAAGTTTTTAGAGCAAGGATTAGATTCTTACGGTAAGTGTCGAATGTTACGATTTAGTATCGACAGTAGTAATGTGACAATTCTTACCGATCCATTACAACCATTTGTTATTTCAGCAGCTATAAACTGGGTTGCTACAAAGACAACAAAAGAAACTGCTATAAAATTAGCAAATGCTATTGGAATTCAATTTTCAAGCCAATGTATTAAAGGAGGTGTTCTAAAGGAGATTTACGGAAAATTCGGTGATGTAAATATAACAATTCCGGTCGTTGATACGGATAAAATGAATCTTCCTGAAGATAATGACAGGATAATTGTTCAGAAGGACAATTCTTCTTCTCTAAGTAATTACAATGAATACAAAAAATTAAGTCGTTATATTGTAGAATATATGTTATGGTTATTCTCTAAATATCTTAATGAAGATTCTGAGACACCAAGCGCAGAAACAATTGATAGTTTTGTAAAAAATAAATTACAGATTATTCCAGATTTTAAGTACGGAAAGGTAAAAACAATATTTAGCGAAACTAGTGGTGTCATGAAACAAGGAAAATTGATAGTCAAGTCAGAAGAAACTCTTAAGAGACTTGTTTATACTCTCAGATTATCATTACGTCGTTTCAGAGAAAAAATAGAAAAGTATCACGAGAGTAAAACCATTGAGAATTTCTATTTGGATATTAGTGATTTTGATCAATATCCTAGACAAGTCATACTATATGGTAAAGATTCAATAGATAAGTGGAACAACGAAAAAAATAACAAACATATTATTTATGATTCTGTTCAACTTGATCTTAATGTTCCTTATTTTTTCAAAAACGCAAAGGTAACGTCAGGCACTGTTTTTTTGGCTCAAAACACTAATACTTTGCAAAAAGCAATGGAAATTGGAGAGACGTGGGTAAAATCTGGATTTAATATTGATGGTGAAGCGAATGGAGATAAAGATGTATCGTTTCAATTTAAATTATATAGATACATCAATTCCAATGACATTGTTTTATATAATGTTGAAGGGGACGCAAACTCTTTTAAAATTAGAGTTTTAGGGTGGAAATACAAAGGAAAATCTTCTTTTGCAGTCTTACTACCGCTTTAGAAGGTTTTTCAAAAGATTATATATTTATTTTAAAATAAAAGTCTTATTGCTTTTATTTTTTTGTGTAATTAAAAAGTTCGGAGGAGGAGCAAAATAAAAAAGATAATCCAAAGGAAATTTTTTAGAAAACAAAAAAGTAAAATATTTTCCTCCTCTTCCGACGAACTTTTTGAAAATCTCGAGGAGATCCGCAAAAAAAGATTTTTTTCGGCGAGATGGTTTTTAAAAAGAGTCTTACACACACACATTTCAAAAATTTTTGAAAAAGTGACTTTAATCAGAAAATAGTGACTATTTTCAATTTTTTACACCATTTTTTGGACAATTTAGGACAATTTTAATTTTATCAGAGAAAAGTGACGTTTTATCATAAATAAAAATGTATTTTTCATTTAAAAATAAATGAATAAAATAAAAAGCAAATGGAACAATGTCAGTTTTGTAATAATATGTTTGGAAATACTCAAATGCTAAAACAGCACCAGAAAAAAACCAAATATTGTCTAAAAATCCAAGAAGCTCAAGCTCAAGCTAAAAAAGTTGAAACAACTAGTGAATTAACTTGTAAGTTTTGTAAAAAGCAGTTCAAAACAAAATATATACTTGATAGTCATCAAAAACAAGCAAAATATTGTCTAAAAATACAAGAATCTCAAAATTCTAAAGCAATTATAGTATCTTTAGTCACATGTAAATTTTGTGATAAAAACTTTTCATCTAGGAGTTTTAACAGGCATGATTTGACATGTAAAAAGAAAAATCAATTTCTTCTTAGTGAGAAAGATCAAGAAATTGCAAAGATGAAAATTGACAAAGAAAAAGATGAGAAAGAAATATATAAAAATCTTGCAGAACGTGTACAGACTGTATTTGAAGAGATAGCCAAACGACCGACTTATCAGAAAAATAGCACACGAAATATTCAGAACAATCTGATGATTTCAAATCTTACTCCTCTTGATTTATCTCAGGCTCGTGTTGACAGTATAATAGATGAAAAATATACAAAGAATGATTTCTATGAAGGTCAGAAAGGAGCAGCTCATGTAATTCATAAACATATTCTCACAGATGATTCAGGAAAATCACAGATCGTGTGTACTGACACAGAACGTGGTACATTTCATCACAAAGATCTTAACGGTGAACACGTTGTTGATTATAAGAATGTTCATTTGATAGATAGAGTACATTTACCTCTTAAGATAAAAGCAAGTAAGTTTGCATCAGAAGAATGTGTCAAAAATCCAACTGCTTATAAAGATATTGTTATGAATGAGAGTTCTATCAGAGAACTAGAAATAAAACCTGGTTTGTTCAATAGAACAATGGCACAACTTACAGGAAAAAACTGTGCAAAACCATTATTAGTAAAATCAGAAACAAATATTGATTTAGCTATCACGGAAGAGTGGTTAATAGAAAACGCAAAGTTCTTGACGATAGAACATATATTAAGAGGACCGGAAGGATATGCGGATTACGCTTTATCTTATCCTTTAAATGATCGGCTTATCGAAGAAGAAGATTATTCAAATACTACATTTGTAAAGTATAAGGATAGAAAAGGTGATATAATAACAGATTATGGTGGAAAGATGTTGTTAAAGATGTTATTGGAATCAATAAGAGAAAGAACACATGAGTTAATAGAATCTAATGATAATCTAAAAATTGAGTGTTCGGATATAGAAGATTCTACTTTTCAGGATGAATTCATAAATATTTTGATGAGCAATATATAGACAAAAGAGTTAAATCATAAAAATGAAATTGATATTAAAAAGAACAGTTTTTAATATTAAATAAACATGCCACCAAAAGCTGTTATTGACAAGAAACGTTATCAAAAGAAAGATCAAATTGAGCATATTCTTTTGCGACCGGATATGTATGTTGGTTCGACGCGTTTACGTAGTATAACTGAATTTGTAGCAGAACAAAAACAGTGTGAATGGCGAATTTATCAAAAAGAAATTTCTACATCTCCCGCTATTTTACGTATTTTTATTGAAGCATTATCAAATGCTATCGATAATGTTGAAAGAAGCCGTAAAACAAAAACACCATGTACTATGATTAAAGTATCTATCAATTCTATTACCGGAGAAACTTCTATCTGGAATGACGGAGATGTTGTACCTATCGAAAAAGACATAGAACAAGATTGTTACAATCATAGTATGATATTTGGGCAACTTTTAACGGGTTCAAATTATGAAGATGAGGAAGAAAGAATTGTATCAGGTCGTAATGGTCTTGGTATCAAGTTAACCAATGTTTTTTCAACAAAATTTACAGTAAAAGGTTTTGATCCCAAAGAAAAGAAAACACTTTCTCAAACATGGACTAGAAATATGAGAGATACATCTGGACCAGAAATTACTAAAGAAACACAAATTTCTAAAGGTTATACAGAAGTATCTTGGACTCCTGATTTTGAACAGTTTGCTCTTAAGAAAGGTTATACAGAAGATATAATTCGTTTGTATTCTAGGTACATTATTGACGCATCTATGTTGTCTAAGGTACAAGTATATTTTAATGACGAACTTATTCCGATAAAAACACTTACTCAATACTCTGCCCTTTATGATACACCAACAGACGAGTCTCTTCTTATTAAAACAAAAGATGCAGAAGTTTTGATTAATCCATCAAAAGAATATCAAACAATTTCTTTTGTTAATGGTGTATACACTCGTTTAGGAGGACAGCATGTAGACTCTTGGGCAGAAGCATTATTTAGACCAATTGTAGACAAATTTAACGGAAACAGTGCAAAGAGTAAAACACCTAAAATTAATATTACTGATGTTCGTCAGTTTTTTAGGTTGTTTGTAGTATCTACAGTCATTAGACCTGAGTTTGATGGACAAGACAAGAATAAGTTAGAATCTCCTGCTGTAGAAGCTGTAGTTAAGAAAACACATATTGCCGAAATTTGCAAATGGTCGATTATGGATAATATTGAACAGATAATTATGGCAAAAGAAATGGTAGTACTTAAAAAGATTGAAAAAGTTTCTAAAAAGACAAAAATTGAAGGATACGACCGAGCAAACAAGTCAGGTACTAAAGACAGTATACATTGTACTCTTTTTATTACAGAGGGACTTTCAGCAAAAACATACGTTGTTGCAGGAATTGAGGAAGGTCTGTACGGAAAATCAGGCCGTGATTGGAATGGTATTTTACCAGTACGAGGAAAGTTGCTTAATGTGCGAGATAAGCCAGTAGCAACTATTTCTGCAAACAAGGTTATTTGTTCATTGATACATGCTCTTGAGTTGAAACTAGGTGTAGATTACAAAGATGAAAGCAATTTTAAGAAACTTGCATATGGGAGAGTATCAGTAGTTGCAGATGCAGATGTTGATGGGACCCATATATGTTCTTTAATCTTAAACTTCTTCCATTCTCTCTATCCTACTCTTTTGCAGAGAAATCAACCCTTTATATTTAGTATGCAAACACCAATCGCTCGTGTAATCAAAAAGACTGGTGATTTATTATTTTATGATGAACGCAGATTTCATAAGTTTCTCGGTGAACAAACTACTAAATTGAATGTCAAGTATTATAAGGGACTTGGTACTACAAAAGCTGAAGATGTTCCAGATACTTTTGGGTTGAAGATGGTAGAATTTGTCAATGACGACCAATCTTTAGCTAGTATGGTGAAAGCTTTTCACAAGAAAAGTGCCGATGCTAGAAAAATTTGGCTGGAACAATATAATCCTGAAGCGTACACTTTCTCTCTTGATGATCAAGGAAAGACAACTTCAATGAGTATTACAAATTTTATAAATGGAGAACTTATTAAATTCTCACACGCTGATTGTGCTAGAAGCATTCCAAATGGAATTGATGGTTTGAAAGAATCACAACGAAAAATTCTATATGCTGTAAAGAAAAGAAATTTGAAGTACTCTGCAAAATCTCTTAAGGTAGCACAGCTAGCTGGTTATACAGCTGAACATTCAGATTATCATCATGGAGAGAATAATCTGCTTGAAACTATTATTGGTATGGCACAAGAATTTCCAGGTTCAAATAATATACCTCTTTTGTATCGTGACGGTATGTTCGGGACTAGGCTCGAAGGTGGGTCTGATTCGGCAAATGGTAGGTATATTTTTACAAAGATGGATGCACTAACAGAACTTATTTTTAGAGAAGAAGACGAAGATATTTTAACATATGTGCGAGATGACGGTGGTAATTTTATTGAGCCAGAATTTTATGTTCCTATTATTCCAATGATGTTGATTAATGGATGTTCAGCTGGGATAGGAACAGGTTTCTCGTGTAAAGTGCCTTTGTACAATCCTCTTGATATGGTAGAAGCTATTAAAATTTACTTAGAAAATGATGGTGAAGTTTTAGTGTCTGATCCTGATGATCCAACAAATATTGTTAGCATGTTTCCTGAATTCACACCTTGGTATCGTGGATTTATAGGAGAGATAGAAAAGAATGCTGAAAATAGGTTTATTTCATATGGAATTGTCGAGGAAGGAAAGAAGGGTGCTATTGAAGTTAAAGAATTACCAGTTTCTATGTGGACTTCTAATTTTGCAGAATTTTGCGAAGATTTGAAATCTGAGAAAAAACTCAAGTCTGTATCGAATTATTCGTCTACAAAGAATGTCCATTTTGTACTCACGGAAGGAGATGATTTCCGATGCGATTTGGACAGTTTAAAACTACACAGCTATCTTTACACATCCAATATGGTCATGTTCAATGAAAAACTACAGATAAAGAAACACGACACTGTAGACTCAATTTTAGACAATTTTTGCAGAGTTAGATTTGACTATTATGTAAAGAGAAAAAGACATCAGCTTGATGCATTAGAAAAAGAGATTAGATATCTTGGAAATAAAGAGCGTTTTGTATCAGAAGTTGTAAGTAAGACTATAAATATTATGAATGAAAATGAAAGTGACATTATTGATGACTTAAAAAAGAGAGGCTATGATGAAGACCCAAAAAAGACTGAAGGCGAAGGAGGATACGATTATCTTCTTCGAATGCAAGTTAGAACCTTTA